ACGACTCCAAGTCCCGACTCGTGGAGCGTGAGCGCACCAAGACCAAGCGGGTGCGCCGCGTCCCGGTCGCCCGAGGTGTCGTCAAGCTGCTTCTCGACTACTTCGAGCACTACGACATCGACCAGGACGCGCTGATGTTCCCCGCCCGACTGGTCTCGCCTGGAGCCGTTTTCTACCGCAGCAAGGAGATGACGTACAAGGAGATGCTCGCCGACTGCGAGACGCGACCTGTCCCCAAGTCCAAGACCGGCGTCATCTACGAGCACGGCGAGGTCAACGCCTACGCCGTCGGCAAATGCCGTGGAGCGCTGTGCCGGCGCAACTTCACCGAGTACAGCAAGAGGAAGAAGGCCGAGCGGGAAGGACGCGAGCACGTCGGCCGCCAGGCCAAGCGACCTGTAGACGCTCCCGCCAATCTCTCCCCCGACTCCTGGTCCCGGATCTTCCGCAAGGCCGTGCAGGCATCCAAGATCAAGCACGTGATCCCCGCCAAGAACCTGCGCCACACCTACATCGTCACGTGCCTCATGAAGGGCATGGACGGTCACGTAGTCGCCCGCAACGCCGGCCACACCAAGGAGGTCATGCTCAACAACTACGTGGTCTGGAGCCTGTCCTCGATGAGCACGCAGCTCGACATCCTCGATGACCTCGGCTTCGACATGGCCGCATAGTAAAGTCACCCACAAGCCGGACCACCTGAGCGATGTGAGAGTTGAATCAGGTGGTCCGGCCTGCGTGATAGTCTTTCTCCTGCGCGACCGGGACTACCAAGTCCCCACAACGCACCGGGGTATGGCCCAGCTTGGTAGGGCGCTGCACTGGGGGTGCAGAGGTCATCGGTTCAAATCCGGTTACCCCGACCGACACGCCGAAGGGTCCTGATTACCAGATCTTGGTAATCAGGACCCTTTAATATGTCCCGCATGCGAACTCTCACATCGCGCTACACCTCGGCGGAGCCGTTCACCGCCGCTCAAGTTTTCCCCACACCCCACACCCATGACCTCAGGCACGCCGCGGAAAGCATCTTCACCTCGTGGTTCCTGCTGCGCGGCTTCCACGTCGACGAACCGCGTCGGTCCTCCGCCTATGACCTCGTGGTCCGCAATGACTCCCTCGTCAAGAGGGTCCAGGTCAAGTCGACCACCCACAAGGACAACGGCAACTGGCTGGTCAACATCGGCCGCCGACCCACCGACGTCTCCAAGAACGTCTCACGCAACCCCTACGCCGGCGACCTGTTCGACTGGTTCGCCATCCTCGACGGGGACATGGCTATGTACGTCATCCCCTACGAAGACGTCGCCGGCCACATGACCCTGACGATGAGCGGCTATCAGGTCTACCGAGTGGGATCCGCAGCCAGCTTAGGCCAGTAGATCTGAGACACACGGAAGGGGGGCCCGGATTTCTGGGCCCCCCTTGTTTACGCTGGCCTAGACCCCCAACTCGCCGGCGCTGACGCCCTGGGTGAACGCCTTCCACTCGGCGTGAGTGAACTCCAGCACCGGACCGTCGGGGTCCTTGGAGTCACGGACGAGGACGCGGCCTGCAAAGTTGCGCGCGACGTCGACGCAGCTCCCACCGTTGGACCCTGAGAAACTGGACTTCTGCCAGATTGCCTCGTCGAGGGGCGCTGCGGAGTCGAACTTGCTGCTCATGGTGTCACTTCCTTGATCATTCTTGCCGATACGTGTCGTGGATGCGCGTCTGCCCGGATGGCGTCAAACCGCACATTCGCGGCCCGAGCCTGCTCCGGGTCCGACACGACCTGCGGCGAGCCGGTCGACTCGTAGTAGACAGTTGGCAGGCTACCCGGCGCCTCAGCGATCTGGAATGCCCCGAGAAGACCACTTGCCGACCCTGACTCATACGGGACGACCTGCAGCGAGACATGCGGAAGATCACTGACGTTCAGAAGAAACTTCAGTTGATCTTGCATAACGGTTGTACCACCGATAGGGCGGCGAAGTACGCCCTCATCGATGATGACCGACAGTATAGGCGGCGACTCCCGGTAGAGGATTCGCTGCCTCGATATGCGCTTCGCAACCCGATCCTCCACCGTCGATGGGTTGATATCGGGCTCCTGCATCAAGATGGCCCTGGCATACCCTTCAACCTGCAGCAATCCAGGAATGATCATAGGTTCCCAGATGCGCAGCCGAGAAGCCATCTCCTCCACCGATAGCCAGGGCCGAAACCACATCGGATGCGACGAGTTGCTGACCATAGGCCACAAGTGCACCAAGGCCCCGCCAGCATTGAGCAACTCGTCCACCTGCCTTACCAGATCCTCTTGTGGCATCCGCTGCCCGAGCTCTATCGCGCTGAGGAGGGATTGGCTCACGTGGAGCTCAGCAGCGAGCCTTTGCTGTGAGAGCCTTTCACGTTTTCGATGTTTACGCAGCTCAGCCCCAAAGGCTGACAGAGCACTAGCCCCTGGGTCGATCGGTCGCGCCCTCGCCATTGTCGGGCCTTCCTGCTTGGTACCGACCATTCAACCAGTGACTCGCAGTACTTACCACAGATACTGTCGTATCAGTGTGGTAGCCAGAGATCTACAAACCGTGTCATGCCTCTGGCAGGCTGGATCCACCCCACACAAGAGCAACAGCGATCAGGCGGTACTCGAAATGATGGTTGTGGCGCAATTGACACAGCGTACGAACATCCGCTGGGACGAATGGTCCACTTGGGACGCACACGGAACCTTCTACGCGACCCGGAAGAACCGACTGTCCAAGCAGGAAGACGAAGCTGGCCTCGTAATGACCGTGCACGCCAGCACCGCAGAACTGCGCGCTGCCAAAGTTCGAGCGCAGCAGGAGCGCGAAGACCAGTTCAACGCGCAGAACCCGACTGCGGACAAGGGATAGGCGTCAACCAGAACGTCGCCCCATAGACGCAACTGCGGTGCGGTCGAGGGAACTCGGCCTGGTCGTTGGAGTTCCGGAGACCCGTCATCCTCTCTCGCGGAAACGCGCTCCCCGTGCCGCAGTTGCTAGACACGCCAGCCATCCTCGCTAGGTACTTGGCCTGGCTGGCGTGAGAGAGCCCTCGGCACACCCAGATAATCGCGACACGATTCTGGATCACACGCCGGGGGCTCTCTCGCATCCAAAACCATATTTATAAAACGGCCGATGACACACCTAGCCTCGATTAGGAACATCTAATCGAGGGCTTTTTTGTGTCAGTACTTGAAGACGAATACCTAGACGAGACAGCAACCGAGCGGCAGGCTCGACTCGATACCGAGGTCGAACTCGACCCACTCTCCCGTGAATTCGTCGACCAGATCATCGAAAAGGTCATGATCGTAGTCGACGAGCTCAGTGGCCACCCGCTCTACCCGTACCAGACGCCGGCCTCACACCGAGTCATCGAATCGGTCATCATCGGCGACGGTGCCACCATCACCGCCCTTTGGTCTCGGCAGTCCGGTAAGTCGGAAACGATCGCCAACACCATCGCGGCGATCATGATCGTCTTCCCGGTACTCGCCAAGATCTACCCTGACCTCCTCGGAAAATTCCGCGAAGGCGTCTGGGTAGGAGCGTTTGCGCCAGTAGATGATCAGGCAGACACTCTTTTCGCCCGCATCGTCGCCCGCCTGACCAGCGATCGAGCTCTTGAGCTCATGTCGGATCCCGACATCAATGACGCCGTCAAGGGCCGTGGCCGGACCATCTCACTCCGCTCCGGCAGCCTCGTCCGCAAGCAGACCGCCCACCCCCGAGCGATCATTGAAGGTCGCACCTACCACATCATTTTGATTGACGAGTGCCAGGGCGCGGACAGCACCGTCGTCAACAAGTCCATCGGCCCCATGGGCGCCTCGACCAACGCCACCATGATCTTCACCGGCACCCCGAGTTACGAAAAGGGCGTCTTCTACAAGCAGATCCAACTCAACAAGCGGGAAGGCCTGAAACGGGGCGCACGCCAAAACCACTTCGAGGCGGACTGGAAGGAAGCCGGCAAGGCGAACCCGAACTACCGGAAGTTCGTCCAGAAGGAGATCCTCAGAATCGGCGAGGATTCCGATGAGTTCAAGTTGAGCTACCGGCTCATGTGGTTGCTAGAAAAGGGAATGTTCACCACGAGCGAGGTGATCGAGCGCCTCGGCGACAAGTCCATGGAAGTCGTGCGCGCCTGGCACAAGAGCCCGATCGTCGTCGGAATTGACCCGGCCCGGAAACAGGACTCGACGGTGGTGACCGCGGTGTGGGTGGACTGGGACCGCCCAGATGAGTTCGGAATTTACCCGCACAGGGTCTTGAACTGGCTGGACCTCAACGGCTTGGCGTGGGAAGAGCAGTACCACCGCATGACCGACTGGCTGGCCAACTACAAGGTCTTCAGCATCGGCATCGATTCGGGCGGCGTCGGCGACGTCGTAGCCGACCGGCTGCAGCGCTTGATGCCATACACCCCCATCGTGCCCATCACCAGCAGCCGGCCGGAGCAGTCCAAGAGGTGGAAGCACCTGTCGCAGCTCATCGACCGGGAGCAGATCATGTGGCCGGCACACGCGAAAACGCGCCGGCTCAAGACCTACCGCCGCTTCACCCAGCAGATGCAGGACCTACAGCAGGTCTACACCGGCCCCCACATGCTGGCCGAGGCACCCGACGAGACCGACGCCCACGATGACTATCCGGACTCCCTGGCGCTGGCCTGCGTCATGACCGTGGACTTCCAGCTACCCGAGGTCCAAATAGCGGAGAACCCTTTCTACTCACGCCGCCGAAATTAATAAGAACACGTGCCCTATTTCTAACCTGGTATTCAGGTACCTGAAGAAAGGCACGTTTACGTGTTCAACGAATCAGCAGAGACTTCCCCGCTTTCTCCCACGCCGCACTACCCTGAGCGTGTTGGAAGCGTCTACGAGCGCACCATGGCCCCGAATCGTCCCGGTGGCGCCGGCCCCCTGCGATTCCAGGAAGGCTTGGGAACCGACTCGGATATCCCCTCGGATTTCACGACCGGCGTGATGTCGGGCTACGTCACCGCTCCCGGTAACGACAATCACAATGCGGTGGTCTGGCGTAAGGGTCCGGAGGAGACTCTCAAGCAGCGGGCTCACGCCGGTTCCGCAGCCTGGCCGGAGGCCCCGACTTTTGTCGGCGAGTTCGGTAATGCTGCCTTCACCGACTACGCCGACACGAAGTTCGAGCGGATCACCCGCTCCGGCTCGCACTACATGCGGACCAACCCGACGATGGTGTCCGATTGAGCCCGGAAGACATCGCCAACCGTTTTGATTTCCACCCGGCCACGACCGAGGAAAAGCGGAACGAGCACACCTCGATCCGTCAGTCCTGTCGCCGACTGGCCGACTATCTGAATGAACGCCTGCCTGAGGGCAGGGAGAAGTCGCTCGCGATTACGCATCTCGAAGAGGCGATGTTCTGGTCGAACGCGGCCATCGCCCGCAAGGGCTGACCGCAAGGGCGCACATTAACAAAGCAGCGTGCACCGACCATACGCTGAAAGCTGACGTATTCGGTGCACGCTGCTTTGCGTGCTGGCATGGATGGAGGTGATGCCAAACTATGTCCATTGCCTTTTATCCGCCGACCTCGCGAGCAGCCGGGTCGGACCTCGCGATTTCTATCAGCCCGCTCGGCCTTGTCGAGCTTGCGGATGAGGAATTCGAGGTGCATGGACCTCGATAGCTTGAATAGATATGCCCGCAACTGGGCGTTCTACTGTGGCTACCACTGGACGCATCGCCGAGAATTCGGCGAGTCTCAGTTGACCTTCAACTACGTCCAGGCCTTCTCCGACTACATCGCCGATTTCTGTTTCACTCGTGGTGTCTACTTCAAGGTCGCCAAGCAGTACGAGCACATTGTGCCGGCGCTGTTGAACCGCGTGTGGGAAACCGACAACAACAAGGTCAACGTACTGGCCGAGATGGCGCAGCAGGGTGGCGTCTCCGGTGATGCATTTGTGAAGGTCGCCTACGAGCCGGCCTGGAGCGACAGCGTCGGCAATTGGCAGCCTGGCCGTGTCCGGGTGCTGCCGCTGAATTCGAGCCACTGCTTCCCTGAATGGCATCCGCACGATGCCGGGAGATTAATTCGCTTCAAACTGAAGTACCGGTTTTTCACCACCTCACTCGAAGGCACGAGGATGGTGATGACCTACACCGAATTGATCACGGACGACCGGATCCAAGAATTCGTGGATGATCAACTTATCGACGATCGGCCCAATCCCCTTGGCCGGATCCCCATCGTTCACATTCCGAATGTCAAGATATCCGGCTCCCCTTGGGGGCTCAGCGACATCGAGAACATCGTGCCGCTGAATCGCGAATACAACGAGAAGGCGACCGAAGTCTCCGACATCGTCGCGTATCACGCATCCCCCATTACCATCGTGAAGGGGGCAAAACTCAGCAACCTTGAGGCCGGAGCGCGCAAGGTGTGGGCGGGCATTCCCCCCGACGGCGATGTCTATAATCTGGAAAACGGCGTCGATCTCAACGGACCGCTGGCCTACTTGGAACTCATCAAGAGGGCTATGCACGAGATGACCGGCGTGCCGGAGACCGCGCTGGGTCAAATGCAGCCGATCTCCAACACCTCGGGCGTCGCACTGTCCATTCAGATGATGCCGATGATGCAGCGGTACGCGAAAAAGAAGCGCACCTACACCGCTGGCATCGTCGAGATCAACGAGTTGATCCTGCGGACGCTTTTTCTTTTTGAGCCGGAAAGCCAGCAGTACGACCCCTCCACTGACGGCCTCATCCAGGAGGGGCAACCGACTCTCATCGACCCCAGGGATCCGCTGGTTTATCAGACGGAATGCTCCTGGCCCGCTCCGCTGCCCGTCGACACTTTGATCAAGCTGAATGAGATCCAGATGAAGTTCATGCTGGGTCTCGAATCCAAGCGCGGCGCTCTCCGAGAGCTCAGCGAGGAGTTCCCGGACGAAAAGATGGCTGAAATCTTCGACGAGCTGAAGAAGGATGCTATTGAGCAGGGCGCTCTGGATATGCTAAGAATCACTTCTGCTATCTTGCAGGAAACAGGAATGGCACCCGCAATGGGTGACACTCCAGCAGAACCGCTCACTGGGACTACTAATTCGGACTCCGCGGGTTCTGGCCCAGGCATGATGCCGCTCGCTTCACAGAGCGACGTCATATCTGGCCTCGAAGAAAAACTACAAACCCAACTCGTGACACAGGCGTACGGCGCCAGCAGGCAGCCGATGCGCCGAAATCCGGACAACGATCACGTCTAGGAAATGCGTTAAGTGACCCGCAAGACACTCCCAGGTG